TCAGTCCTCTAAACATTTATCTAAATGCTCATTAAATTGTTCTTTTAAAATTAAGTTGTTACAGATAGAGCAAAAGGTGTATTTGGTTTCTATTTTCTTCAATATCTGATTGTCGTTAGAACAACCTGAGAACAGAATAGAAGTATAAATATCCGTTAATTCACCTAATGTAAAATCAATTAGACCAGCAGTAGGGTTATAAATATCATAAGTTTTAAGTGTCATATTTTGCCAATCCACATTTTTAACGCAAAAATTGTAAATCATTGAAAAATAGCATTTAGCTTGTTCCCGGGAAGAGCCGGTTTTTCAGCTGCAGTGCATCGAGCACTTGTAATAAAATGCCAATCAAAAATCTATTGTAAAGTCTTTTGTTCCGTAACCATGCCACACTTTTAGATGTCTCATCAACTGGCCAAATTGGAGTGTACGGCCACAGTATGAGCATTGTGTGTAACTCGAGGTTTGGTCACGTAAAAACCCGTAGACTACGCCTTGCGACCCCTGCGCACAGCTTCGGGGACTCGCAATTCCCCTGAACGAGTTTTTTTGGTTACTTCTACGGTAGAACATATAGACGGTTTTTAGTAATCAAAGAGAAGGCTTTGTTATATCAGTTTCTGGAAAATCGGGGTGATGCTCAATCACATGTACGCGATCAGGCTGTTTTTGCTGTATCTGCTCCGTAGAACCTTTATTCAAAGATTCTGTACTCACAGACCCAGACCGGTCCTGTGCAAAATAATTAAATGGTCTATCATCGTTCTTGATTAATCGTTCACAGTCCGATCTTGATACGTCTAGCTTTGTTCCCTGTTGTGTATATGCTTGATACTTATTACCGATTCTTGTGCAACCAGAAAAGACTGGTTTTGCAGTAACTTGATAAATTACAGATTTCTGAATTTCTTCTGTGTCATAAGGTTGATTAGGATTATAAGAAACATTAATTCGCCCATCTTCTGCCGTAGTAACTGAACCCTTATTTTTATCAAGATTGTTAAACCATTCTACACATTCAGGTTTTTCAACATTCACAGCTTTACGGCAATCTAATTGTGTTTGTGTAGTGTCTCCAGGCTTAGCTGAAGTGCTATTTCCAGTAGCTGAAGCCATAATTTTTTTATCATCCACTTTTGTTTTTTCAGTCATTCCGGATACGTTAGTAGCATCTTTAACAATCTTGCCCATTCCACTAATTTTGAATAAGAAAATAGATAAGCCAATCATGCAGAGAATGGAAACAATGGCAACGATAAACTTACGCTGCAATTTGAATACCATCGATGTATGAGCCGATGCAGATTTATAGGCATCTTGGTATTTCTTCTTATAATGAAATAACTGTTCATCATGAACATTATCTTTATTTTTAGATGCTGCCCACGGATCGCCAAGCCAACGATCAAACGTATAGACATTTGCAAATGGCGGTAAGTTAGCTGGACGTTTAACTAGGAACATTTTAAACACAAGAGCACGTATAGATTTCTCTAGTCTTCGTGGATCCTGAGTCATTAAGTAAATATCAATGTTTCTATGACCATGAGTCGATAACTCTTTAATCATAGGGTTCTGAGACATGTATTTACTTTGATCTAAATACTCATCTCTAAAATGCACCTCATCATAAAAAATAATTGAGCCGTCAGGTACATCACGCCAGTCCGCTGGTGCTAGTTGAATGAAATCATTACGCTGGGCATGTTCTTCAATATCAGAGTAAACAGGACGAATCGCAGGAACGATGGTTCCATCCTGTAAAGACATTAATTCTTTTTCTGTTAATTCTTTGCCATCATCAACTTTCTTCTGAATCTTCTTATTTGCATCATCAATATCAAACGCTAATTTAACTGCATATTGAGATTTCCCCGAACGTGGTTGACCCACAATTAAATAAATCATGATGTTTTTCCTAAAGATACGTTCTTAGCTTTTAAAGTGATTTTTACAACGACTGCACTAATAATTATTGATAAACCGTAAGGAACGCCTGCAAGTCCAAGTATTCCTGCTACATCTCCAAGGGCTGAATACGAACTTTGAAGATATGAAATATAAGAATTGAATAGATTTATAGAAACTGATGTAGAAACTAAACCGACCCCCAAACTTGATAAAACTGTACGACCAGATTTACTAAGAGTGATGTCAGCTACCTTTTGTAATATAGAGATTAAAGACATGTTAATCTCCCGTTTCTGCGCGACGGCCAGTATTTGTAATAATGAATGCACCAGCTAAAAAAGACATCAAAATAACTGCTGGTCTAAACTGCTGTGCAACTGTACATAAAGCAGAATAAGAAATAATAATATCTAAACTTTGCCCCCCCATAGATAACGGTATGTGACGATCCTCTGGGCAAAAAGCTGAACCACCAATATATTGATGTACAGCCAGATTCAAATCAGGTTCTTCTATCTCATAATCAGGTTGTTCAGGTTCTGTGACATCATCCTTAACTAAATCATTAAGATATTCATTTAATTTTTTCCAATATTCAGCAACAGTTGGAGGAAAATTAATGGCTGCTTGTGCAGCTTGACAAACTGTTGGGGCCCAACTACAGAAAACTGGAAAATTTAAAGTGATATCTGTAGGTGGTGGAGTTGTTGTATTCGGATCGCCCGTGCCAGTTCCCGTACCAGTGCCAGTTGTGGCTGAGGGAGTCGCTGTTCCCGTTGCTGTATTAGATGTTGGAATCGCTTGAGTTTGATTTAACTGATTAACTAACTCATTTGCAGGAACAATTTGTTTTTCTTCACCTTCCAACGCAGTATCAGCAACTGATGAAACATAACCTTTACCTTCTGTTTTATTAGCCATTGCATCAGAAATCACTTGAGCAGCTACGGCATCATAAGATAAGTATCTCTCTTCTTTTTGGGGCTGAGAATTTGGATTATAAGCAGGATTAATAAGCGCAGAAACTGCCCACTGATCTGTTGCACCGGTCTGCGTTTTCGTGTGACACATACCGCCTGACAAGCGACCCGACTGATAATATTTATCAACACTTACAAGAGTTTGTTTATAGTAAGCAGCAATCGCTGTACAAGCGGGATCCACAGTAGAAAAATATGCACCGTTCGTACCCGGTTCACGATAAAAAAGATAATAAAACCCGGGACAATTAGTTCCACTCTTTGAGCATTGCGTGCCCGCAGGATCAACATAATATTTAACTTGCGAATTGGCAGGATCCATGACGTAGTCAACAGCACCAATTAATGCTTTGACTGCTAAATCAATAGCAAGAACAGCACCAGTTCTAACGATCATTTTTGCAACTTGACCAGCGACAGGCGTAATCGCAGCAGTACCTGTCGCAGCATAGTTCTTACCGTTTAAAACAATATTTTTAGTACCGTCGTAAAAAGTAGTAGCACCTTGAATCAGACGCTTTTGTACTGTCCAACCTTCGGCCGATACGGTTGTTGCAAATACTAGAGATGGTGTGAATGTGAGAAAAAAAGAAATGATGCAGACTAGAAGAGCTTTATAGCTATTAGTGTAAGTACGAAAATACATAAGTAAGCCCCAAACGTTTCTAAAGTCATATAAAACCTCTAGATAAAAAAATGGTGATGAGTAATGAATAAGAGATCATTCACTACTCGATCACCAGATGGTTTTACATTGCTGTACGTACCCACTTAAAGACCTTACCAGTTACCACAAGTGATAACACTGCAAGACCAATAGCAGATACACCAGCAACGAAGCCTGAGATGATCGTAACGATGGTTGAAGGATCAAAACCGTCTGCTGCAAATGCTGGTACTGTTGCCCCAATAGTGGCAGCTACAACTAGACCACGTTTTAAAGTAGAAGTTTTGTTAGTTTGTTGAACTTGAGTTTCCATAGTTTTCACCTATTGTTTTTTGACGAATTGAATCAATATTTTGATTCCATGTGTAAAAGCCAGAACCGTGAAAATTGCACCGCCAATTGCCAAGCCCTGACCGATTGTTAAAGGCGGTAAAATGCTAGGATTCTCCGCCCATTGTTGGCATACGTTGTTTACTAATTCGGTGCAGACGTATGACGACATTTTTAAATTCCCCAATAAATTGCTGGCTTGCGTTCCCGCCCCCAAAAGCCAGCAAATCTGTTATTTACACTTGTAAAAGTGGATGCAATAACTAGAGTGTTTTATGAACTCTGCACCGCACTTCTTGCATTTATAAACGTACTGTGTCATATTGGAAATACACGTAAGTTATTGATTTATTTACATATTATACATTATACGAACAATCGTATAATTCCACATTAAGCCTTTGATTCCATTGGGTTTTTCTTAGGAATTGGCTTAACGCTAAACACCTGCATCTGTGCACCAAACTTAGTTTGTTGCTCTGTGAATTCGATTTCTACTTCCTGTGCGTTGTCTGCACATTCTTCAAGAATCGCTTGAATCTGTTCGACTGGCATCATTCCCGGCATTGCAGTTAAGTTGTATTTAACTGGAGACAAAACCGTTGTAGATAAAAAAGCTCGTTCTTTACCGTCTTTCTCAGAACGGTAAACTGATGGGAAAATTGTGCGTTTGTTAAATGATACTTGCATGATAAAAACCTCTCTTTAGGCAACTAAATGTAAACGCGGTTTAGGCGTGTATTGTGAAACTGGTTGAACGTAATCTGGTGGTGCTTGCTCAGACATCTTGAGTTCAAACAAACGTACAAATGGAATGACTTTACCGTTAGGATTCTTCGCAAGGTTCTGTAAATGACCTTTAGAAATCTCACATAATTCCAATGCTTTAAGAGCATCATAAAAAGTACGTTCGTTATAAAGCTCTTTGGTAGCTTTCAAACCAATCTGACGAATTAATGAATAAAACTTCATTGCGTTGTTCGCTCTGGTGAAACTTGGCTTACCAGTCTTTGTATAAGTCACTAACTTGGACTTAAATAAATCTAGGATTTCTCCATCACTCGAAAAATTCATATGTTTACCCTTCAATGTGTTTAAGATCGGGTCAAAAGCTACGTGCCAGAGGCGTAGCAATAATTCTGGCTGTTCATGTTGCAGCTTAATAAGCTGAAATAAATTCGATGGATAACCATTCTTGGTTAAATAGGTCTTACAAATACGACCTTCTAAACGTAAAACAGCATTTGCGAATGGCAGTGCATCATTCATAGCAATAACAAGCGATTTAGAGCGCATACAGCCCTTATCTGCTTGCTTTTGAATCTTATTTAACTGGCTTTTTACTTCTTCAAATTTGCCATAAGCCTTTGGACGTACACTTGCACCATCATTACCCCAAGTAATGTAGTTTGCATATTTAACTTCACGAGCTTTACGATGACCCGAAGCCAAGTTAGCCATATAGTCAAGCGTAGGTTGAACCATATTCTGATGAGGTAATCTAAATAAATATGTCGTATCTAGATGTAAAACCTCAGTATTTGCCAAATCTAAGATTGGGGCTAACTGGGGAAAGGCTTCGAGTAACATGCCAAGCATATGATCTGAACCTAGTTCTATAGACTCAAAACCATACACATTGTGACCTTGTAACAACTTCAACGGAGACGCCTTAATCTCAACATAAGGCGTTGTATTCATTGTGTTTGTATAAAACTTAACAGCCATGTCAGTGTAGTCGCTAGGTAACGACTCATACGGATGATAGAGATCCCCTGTTATCGTTTGGCCATCATCAGTCTTAGAAACATGACGAGTCGCAGCAGGAATACCAAAATCGCGGATATCACCATTAAACCAATGATGATTATCAAGACTACGTACAAACGTAGGAATGATTGGAATCGCTAACCGCAGGAAATCGAGCATGACGATTAACCGATATCAGCAATAAGATCAACATAATGATCATTCAGATCATCATCAATTAAACCAACATGGGTAAAGGCATTTAACATGCCAACCAAATACCCTCTGTAATAATCATTAGGTTCTTTTTTTAAAACTTCAATTTCGGTCTTTAGTAATTCTATTGCTTGTTGCTTGTTCATGAAATTCCCCAATTTAAACATGTATACAAATAACATTGAAGTAAATTTAATACAAAAACACATGTATAGCAAGCACAAATAACATGTAAATAAGTATTATTGCATACATGTAATTGGCAATGGTTAGATCAAAAAAATGGCGATCACTGTAAGACTGAATGATAGAGAGCAAGAAATGCTCAGAAAGAAGTGTGTTGAATTAAACAAGGCACTAATCAACAAAGGCTTAATGCCAATCAAGGACAGTGAACTAGTACACATAATTCTAGATCAATGTATTGAAGCAGCAGAATTAAGTAACAGCGGAAAGGTTCTAATCAGAGAACCAAAAAACCAAGATAATGATTAA